AGTCCGAGCGATCGAGCAACTGCGTCAGGAGATTGAGTTCGATATCGACTATGTGTGAGTCACACGTGGAGGTCGCGATGGACAAGGAGCAGTTACCTAGTTGGTACAGGGTTGCAGAGGATCAGGCAGACCGTGTGTTTGGAGACTTCGTGTATCGGTCGATCAGTCAGATAAGCAACAGCCGTGACTGGTCTCCAGAGGCACTCACAAGGTTCCAGACGGATACGGTTCGTGGGATTGAGTTGCGTGAGTTGGTCATCGAGAAGCTTCAAGGGATTGTCGCATTGCAGCGACTGAGTGTAAAGAGGGAGAACGACGATGCAGTTTATGGAGTTCAATCGAAGGTTGGAGAGTTGTCATCTGGACGAGGAGACGAAGTATCTATTGACTCATCTGTTCGAGGTACTCACGGAGAACGCTAAGCAGATGGATGTTATGGCAGGGCTAATGAATGCCTTTGCCAACACGTTGCAAGGTATCACGACACTGCATGAGAGTACACAGGAGCGGCTGAAGGACTTGACTCAGGAGCGGCACGCGGAGGTTAGGAGCGTCAGGGAGGAGTTTTAACGTGAAGATGGCGCAGGGGTATGTGACGGATGACGGCACGTTCTTTGAGAGTAAGCTAGAGGCTGAGCTATTCGAGGCTGAGATGCGGCTGAGGGGTCAGCTGGTTGGTATGGATGCGAAGCTTAACCCTGAACAAATACTGGCAATAATAATTGAAGTTATGCCAGATGTACGGAGATACATAGATGCCTATCAAGCCCAGGATACCGCTGCACGAAATCAACAGGCCAAAGAGCAGGAGCGAGAGCCGCCTGACTCAAGTCAAAAGGCCGAGGTTGTGGAAAGTGGAGGCTACGTCTCCGGCTCAGAAGAAGAGCTTGCATCCCTTCTCAAACTCCCGACTAGAAGACCTAGCCATGTGCCCGACATGGGGCGTGGTGCACAGTCAGAAGAGGTACCCGTCAGGCGCAAGGTCGATGGCGCTTGAGTGTGGTACGGCTTTGCATGAAGTGTTTGCGGCTGTCAGGTTGTGGCAGTTGGATAGGGTGCAGGGCTTACCGAAGCATACGAAGTACAATGGTGCCAGGATATTTGGAGAGCTGCGATGGAACATGTGCTGGAACCATTGTGTGACTCACACCGACGAACGGGATCAGTTGCTCGAGTTGTGTTTTGCGATATTGAAGTCAGGCAATTGGAAGGACGACGAGAAAGATCAAGTGAGGACCATGACGAACATGGAACTCGCAACGATTGTGTACTGCGATGAGCAGCTCCCGAAGATGGACAACTGGCCAATCTACGTGGAGGATAAGGCGAATCCTCAGTCTCTGGTGGGAATTGAGCAAGTGTTTGATGTGGTTCTTACTTACGATGATAACTATGAAGTTAGGTATATCGGTACGGTTGACGGCTTGGTGCAGAAGGCGAGCACTAAGGAGTATTTCGTCGACGAGAACAAGACAGCTGCTAGATTAGGTGAGGGTTGGCGCAACGCGTTCGACATGAAGCATCAGCAGACGGGCTACTGTGCTATCAGCTCGGCGTTGTTCCGGTTCAAGGTGTTTAGGTGTCGGGTGACTGGACTGAGGATCAAACCAGCAAACAGAGGTGAAGATGTCTATCCTTTCGAGACGATCGAGCGTACCGAGGACTCGTTTCAGCATTGGGCTACGTGGGTTCGTGAGATGGCTGAAACGTATATCCGGTATAAGGATGACTTTGAGCATGCAACTAGGTTCACGCACTCTTGTAATCGCTTCTTTCGGCCGTGTTCGTTACTTAGTTTTTGTTCAGACACGCCGACGGGACGGTTGCTTGCTTATCACGAACACATGGTCCCAATGGATCTGAGCCCCAGCGAACGAGCAGTGAGTGATGTTTGAAATTGAGAAACATGAGCGATTGGTCAAGCGGATGACCATGATCTTATGGGGGCCTGCTGGCGTAGGCAAGACGACGTTGGCTGCGACGGCTCCAGGACATAAGCTGTGGTTATCGTTTGGTGACAATGAACATGTGTCTGTTGCGGGACGCAATGACGTGGAGGTCATGCCACTATACAAGTACAGTTATGATGATGTGCTAAAGCATGGAAGGAGTCCTAATCCATTTGGGTTGGATAACATATTGGAGAAGAGGGACTACATCGATACGGTTGTGCTCGACTCAATAACTGCATTGACAGATATGGCGTTGAGGAAGGCGGTTGATGCTGGGCTGGGGGCGAGTAGGGAGTTTAGGCCTACGATGGAGCACCCAGGCATGTCAGCGTATGGAGGCCGCAACGCGATCACGCTTGATGTGGTGTATAGGTTGTTAACGGTTACGGCGAAGCATGGTGTGCATCTGATCATCACGGCGCATGAGGCTGATCCAGAGAAGGATAAAGAAGGCGTCGTTCAGTACATTACGATCATGCTTGGCGGTAAGATGGTGAACAACGTGTCGTGTCGTCTGTCGGAGATATGGTATCTAAGTGAGGATGCTAAGGGTAGACAGTTAGCGGTGAGGCCTACGCGGAAGCACAGGCCGATGAAGTCACGTATGTTTAGGGGTGTAGGTGAGCCTGAGTTCATTCTGACATATGACTCGGATAAGCCTGACGAGGGGCAGATGACCATTGCCTCGTTCTTTGATAAGTGGGCAGCGAACGGGAGCAAGTTGCCAATTCCACCGTCCAGGAGGGACAAATGAAGCCAACAGAGGAGGTAAAAGCGGCATGCGAGAAGATATGGAAAGAGAAGGGCGTGTCCTCAGTATACAAGAGGGCAAAGTGGGCATGGTATCGCGGTCGTCTTGTCCCGTTTGTGGGCAAGAAGTACCTGTCGGACTACGATTCCGTCTTGTCGAAGGACGAGCGGTCTGTGTGATTCACACGAGTTCCCTGAGCAGAGGGTTCAATGGTGCGGACAGCTGCTCCTGTCCAGCAGACAGAGGAGAAGACCAAGATGGCAAACGATGAACCCATGGGAATCATCGAACTTGAGGATAGTCTTGCCGACGTCGAGAAGCCTCAGGAGATTCCTGCAGGTAAGTACGTCGCTGAGATTCAGGACGTGCAGGAGCGAACGTCTGCTAACGGCAATACGTACTATGCCATCCAGTTTCGCGTGGCACCAGACGAGCTTCCTGCTGATGTTGCTGAGGAGTACGAAGACGGAGCACTCTTGTTCTGGAATCGTCTTCTAAAGCCAAGAAGCCGTTCAGATAGGCGCGCATTGTTTAACCTGCGTAAGTTTATCGAGGCGATTGGACTCGACGCGAATACTACATCGATCGATCCGAACGATTGGATGGGTCGTTCTGCACGGTTGCATGTCGCTTTGGGCAAGTACCAAGGTGAGGATCGTGCAGAGATTCGTGCAGTCGAAGCTGCTGAGGCGGCTGCTCCGGCTCGGGCAGCTGCGAAACCGGCGAGTCGTCGTCGGGCTGCTGCTGAGTAACTGAGTCTGGGGTCTGGTGTGATTCACACCGGACCCCTTTTCATGGAGAGTAGATATGAACGAGAGTCAACCGATGAAACGGCCTACCCAGATTGCGATTAGTCTGGGCGACCTGACAGCGCGTGGTGGCGGTTATCAGACTGTGTTCCGCTCTTCTTGGGAAGACAAGCAGGACGTAGACACGGCAGCGCAAAGGTTAAACATGTCGAGTGCACAGTTCATTCGCATGGTGGTGATTCAAGCGGCACGTAAAGTCTTGGCTGAAGTCGCATGAGTCAGAAGGTATTCGTTAAGACAGAGAAGTGCCTTGCGTGCGACTTGAAGCCAGGGGAATTGTTCATCAAGGAATTACCTGATCAGGAGTACTTTGGTCGGGAGTTGAACAGAGCACATGCCGCATTGGGCGTGTTGCTCCGTACGAATGTCGGGGCTCGAGATGCACCAGACAGGGAGGACATGGTTTACAGAGTTCATATCGTGATCATTGATCGTGATGATCCGTTACCTCCGAGGGTTGATCCACATAAGCCGCCAGGAGCTAAAGATGACAGACGTTGAGTTTAGTCTGGAGCAGAGGAACGCCATTGATTTGTGTTGTGATACGCATACGACGATTGCCAGTGTTACAGGGGGTGCAGGTGTTGGGAAGACGCTAGTAATGGGGGAGGTCTATAATGAATTAGTAGACATGAAGAAGTCCGTCGCGCTGTGTGCTCCAACTGGACGCGCAGCGAAACGTATTGAGGAACTGACAGGGATCAAGGCACTGACGGTACATAGGTTGTTATCGTTTCCAATGCCGTATGAGAACCAGGATAAAAAGCTTGACCCTCATTTGCCAAGAATGAATAAGGAGAACCCGCTGAAGCATGACGTTGTGATTGTGGACGAGTCGTCTATGATTTCACCTAGTCTGTATAGGTTCTTGATTGATGCGTTGAAGAAGGGGGCAGTCATTAGATGGTTTGGGGATAACAATCAGCTGCCGCCGGTCGAGGAGGGAAAGCCACCGTTCCTGACACTGCTAAGGAAGCACCCAAAGGTGGAGCTGACGTATAACTATAGAAGTGGCGATGCTATTGTAAGCAATGCGCAGAGGATACTACGGGGGCAGTTACCGTTAAGGAATGAGCGGTTTGAGATTATCTATAGTGAGAACCCATTGATGACGATGTTTGAGTTCGTGACAGAGCACTTCATGCAGGAGGATCATCAGATTATCATGCCCACACGGAAGGGCAAGGCTGGAACGCTTAGAGCTAATCCGTCTTTGCAGGTGAAATTCAATAGCAAGGGGCCAATGCTAAGGCTGGATAGGTTCGAGAAGAGTGAGGCGCCTTTGACGGTGAGGGCAGGGGATAAGTTCATATGGATTAAGAACGATTATCATCTGAACCTATTCAATGGGGAGATTGGGTATATTGATTGGATTGATGCGGATGCGGGTGACCTTGGGATTGTGACGGGGGCGAGGTCGGAGCAGATACCGCCAAGGATCAAGTTCTATGATCCATTCGTAGGGACTGTGCTTAACTATGACCCGAGGAAGCAGATCGAGTTAGGGTATGCGATCACGACGCATAAGGCTCAAGGCTCGGAGTTCGATACAGTTGTGTACTGTATGAGTAGGAGTCAGATGTGGCTGTTGAATAAGCGGAACTTCTATACAGGGATCACGCGGGCGAAGAAGAACGTGATACTGATTACAGACAGGAAGGCAATGGGTCTAAGTATGAGACAGTATGATGTGTGACTCACACGAGGAGCCAAAGCCATGACCGATATTGCTGAACAGTTACAAGGCGTGGCTGTCCATCTCGACAACCACAATAATGAGTGGGCTTCCCGTATCGCATTTGAAGCCGTTAACGAGATCGAGTGGCTGCGGGCGCTCTTGCGCGAGCCCACGCCGGAAATGCTAGACGCAGCCGAGCAATACAATCGCGAACACATTACGGGCGAGTGGTCCTTTGCGGACTGCTACCGCGCCATGACGCGCCGCGCACTGGAGCCAAAGCCGTGAGTTCAGCGCAGTGGGCATCGTGGTGCCCATCACGCTGCACCCCCGCAGCAAATGGAGAAGAAGATGAAGAAGCTACTACTCGGAACGGCGCTGTTCATCGCTGGAATGGCGTCTGCGAATGCGGCAGTAGTTGCCAACCTTGGAGTGAACCCAACTTCGAGGACGGGTGACTTCGCGAGTGGCACTGTCGGTGTGAATGCTACTGGAGCAGGGGCCTTCACCGATCAGGTTGTATTCAGTCTGCAAGGTGGTCCCCAGTTCCTCACCATCTCTAGCGCGACCAATGTCTATCCGGCCACGACAGACTTCATCACTAACTTTACCGCTCAAGGCTTCCGTATTGTTGGAGGCATTGGTGGTGGAGATGATGTCCCAGTGACACCTGTGCTGGCGGCTACGTCGTGTCCTACGCAGTCAAACTGTCAGGGCTTTGCTGGGAGTGCGTTACTTGCTGCCGGTAACTACTACCTGCAGCTGTCCGGCATTGGTGGTGGTACGAGTGGCTATGGTGGTAACCTCGCAGTGACACAGGTACCGATCCCAGGAGCACTGGCCATGTTTGGACTTGGGCTGGCTGGTCTTGGTCTGCTCAGCCGTCGTCGTAAAGTAGCGTAATCGAACACGTCCGCTGGTGGTTGCATAGTCCTCGTGGCCAGTGGACGTTAGGCCCGACACCTTACTGCCGTTCGGTGTCGGGCCGCCCTCAGTGTGACTCACACTTGCTAGGAATGATCATGGATAGAACAACACTCAAACTGGACTTTCAAGATCTTGCGGCGCAGCTGATGCTAGAGACAGAGGTGTTCTCAGATGGACCAACAACGTGCAACGTTGCGATTGTCGGCGAGGGACCGGGAGAAACTGAGCTTCGCCATCCTCAGAGACTTCCTTTCGTTGGTGGAGCGGGCAACCTTCTATGGGACAGTCTCCGATCCTTTGGCCTCAATCGAACAAACGTTTATACTACTAACGTCGTTAAAAGACAGATCAGCCTCTCGAGAAAAGGAAACGAACGACACATTGTTCACCGTGACGAATTGGATAAATGGATCGGAATGCTTAGGTGGGAACTTGAGCAGCTCCCAAATATCAACACTATCTTTGCGATGGGAAACTATGCTCTCGAGGCTGTTTACGGGGCCTCAGGAGTTACCAACTGGAGGGGCTCTGTTATTAACGCAACGCTGCCTAATGGTAGGAGAGGGCGAATTGTGTGCGCGTATAACCCTGCCTATGCTATCCGTGAGCTTAAGTTTGAGCCGGTGTTTCGAATGGACTGCAAAAAACTGGACCTTGTCGCTCGAAACGTCTTCAAAGAGCACAAGGTGGACGCCATCATCAACCCCACGTTCAGGGAATCCATGGCATTCATCCGAGACTTGGAGAGATCAGAGAGACCAGTGAGCTTCGATATCGAGACGATGAACACAACGGAGACAGTGTGTTATGGCCTATCGAATAACGCGCATAAAGCTATATGTATCAACCTCCGTGACAAGGACTGGAACCGCTTCACTGTACCAGAGGAGCGTAGTCTTCTACTGGCCTTGCAAAGACTGTGTGACTCACACAGAATTGTGGCACAAAACGGGTCGTTCGATACGTATCATGAGTGGCTTCGCAATGGCCTACGGATCAGGATTTGGTTCGACACGCTACTTGCACATCATACTCTCTACCCCCAGCTTCCTCACAGCTTGGCGTTCTTGGTTTCACAGTATACTACCCACCCGTTTTACAAGGACGAGGGAAGGCGATGGAAAGAAGGAGGCGACGTTGATAGTTATTGGATTTATAACTGTACCGACGCCGCGACGACATACGCCTGTTATGAAGGACTCGCCAAAGAACTTAAAGCTCAGGGACAGGAAAAGTTCTTCTTCGACCACGTGATGCGTGCACAGCCACATCTGGTCGAGGCGGCTGTGCATGGGGTGCAGGTAGATATGAGTGTGAGGGACGTCATTGCGGATCAGGTGAATAGAGATGTGGACGAGTACAAGGCTGAGTTTCATAGACATGTGCAGGAGTTGACGGGAGAGCCTGACTACTATCCGAACCCAGGGTCGTGGCAGCAGCTACAGGACTTGTTCTTTAACAGGCTGAAGCTGAAGGGTAAAGGTACGAGTACAGACGAGGCGAATAGAGAGAACATTATGAAGGACTCTAGCACGCCTCCGCAGGCTAGGGAGATGATCAGTGCGCTGACACGGTGGAAGAAAGAAGACAAGTTCCGTGGCACATACGTGGAGTCTAGGGTTTCTCCGGATGGCCGGTTTCGATGTGAGTACAAACAATATGGGGTTGCTCGCGCCCCAGGCCGGTTATCCAGTGCGGCGCTTATATATGGAGAAGGCGGAAATATGCAGAACCAACCCATGCGTGCGAGGAGCATGTATGTTGCTGATCCTGGCTGTGTCCTGCTGTATTTTGATTTGGCCCAAGCCGAAGCGCGTGTTGTCGCGTACCGTGCTAATATCCCAAAGTGGAAAGATCAGTTCGAACAGGCTCGAATTGATGGTAAGTACGACTGTCATCGAGCCCTAGCATCAGAAATGTTTAAGGTGGAGTATGATAATGTCCCAACCAAAGACTGGAACGCCGACGGGAGTCCGACTATACGCTACGTTGCGAAAAGATGCCGTCATGGTCTTAACTATCGCATGGAAAAGTGGAAACTTGCAGAAGTCACTGATCTACCGTTCCACCAAGCCTCTCGTGCCTGGTCAGTCTATCACGCTATCACG